TGATGTGGCCGGGATTTGTGAGTGGGAGACATCATGCTTTGATGGCTAAGAAGTTTGAAGATATAGCCAGTGGGAAGATTAAGCGGGCTATTATTAATATGCCGCCTCGGCACACAAAGAGTGAGTTTGCCTCGTATTTGCTACCAAGCTGGTTCCTGGGGAAGTTCCCTAATAAGAAGGTCATTCAATGTTCTAACACGGCGGACTTGGCTGTTGGTTTTGGACGCAAGGTCAGGAACCTCGTTGGATCGGAGCAGTATGCAAAAGTGTTTCCGAATGTGGCTTTAAGACAAGACAGTAAGGCAGCAGGTAGGTGGGCTACCAATGGAGGAGGTGAGTATTTTGCTATTGGTGTTGGGGGTACTGTTACGGGTAAGGGAGCGGATTTATTGATTATTGATGATCCGCACTCGGAGCAAGAAGCTGCTTTGGCCGCTGGGGATCCGTCTGTATACGATAAGGTATATGAGTGGTACACCTCTGGACCTCGGCAACGTTTACAACCTGGGGGGTCTATTGTAATTGTGATGACCCGCTGGGGGGATAGGGATCTAACTGGTAGAGTCATTAAGGATGCAGCAGGTAGAGATAAGGGTGAAGAGTGGGAGATCATTGAGCTGCCTGCTATCATGCCGTCAGGAAAACCGCTGTGGCCGGAGTTCTGGAGTTATGAAGAGCTAGCTGCTCTAAGGGAGGAGCTTCCAGCTGCCAAGTGGAACGCGCAGTATCAACAAAGTCCCACGGGTGAAGAGGGTGCAATTGTTAAACGGGAATGGTGGAAGAGATGGACAAAAGAGGATCCGCCTGTTTGTCAATTTATTATTCAGAGTTGGGACACGGCTTTTACAAAGAATGAAAGAAGTGACTATTCGGCCTGTACGACTTGGGGTGTGTTTTATTTGAATGAGAATTCTGACGATGCAAATATTATTTTGCTGGATGCGTTTAAGAAACGAATGGAGTTTCCTGAGTTGAAGGAAAAGGCCCATCAAAATTACACGTACTGGGAGCCGGATGCGTTTGTGATTGAAGCGAAAGCAGCGGGTAGCCCGTTGATATTTGAATTGAGACAGATGGGAATTGTGGTCAGTGAATACACTCCTAGCAGAGGTAACGATAAATTTGTAAGGATCAATTCAGTTGCTGATTTATTTAGTTCGGGTAAAGTGTGGGCACCTGAGACAAGATGGGCGGATGAATTGATTGAAGAGATGGCGGCGTTTCCAAATGCGCCCAATGATGACTTGGTGGATTCTTCTACTCAAGCATTGATCAGGTTCCGCCAAGGTGGGTTTTTAAGGCTGGCTTCCGATGAACGGGAAGAGCTTAAAAGCTTTCGCAGAAAACACGCTTACTATTGAGGTTTAAATGGACATTGCAAAATCACTCTATGCTGCTCCCCAGGGTCTTGAGGCATTAGATATGCCGGACTTGGAGATTGAAATTGAAAACCCAGATGCTGTAACTGTGGGTGTAGATGGGATTGAAATCTCTCTCGAACCAGAACGTGAGTATCAAGAGGGTGAGGAGTTTGACTCTAATCTGGCCGAATTTATGGATGAGGGTGAGCTAGAAAAAGTCGGATCAGACATTGTAGAAATGGTCGAGGCAGACATTAACTCCCGTAAAGATTGGGTGGAAATGCTTGTCAAGGGCTTAGAAGTTTTGGGCATGAAGTATGAAGAGAGAACAGAACCTTGGAACGGGGCTTGTGGTGTTTTCTCTACTATCTTGACTGAAGCGGCTGTAAGGTTTCAGAGTGAAACGATCATTGAAACGTTTCCATCGCAAGGGCCGGTTAAGACGGAAATTATCGGAGCTATCAGTAAGCTCAAAGAAGATGCTGCCGAGCGTGTGCGCGATGACATGAATTATCAGTTGACCGAAGCGATGCCTGAGTATCGGCCTGAGCATGAAAGAATGCTGTTTAATTTAGGACTATCAGGATCAGCTTTTAAGAAAGTCTATTTCGATCCAGCTTTGGGAAGACAGACCTCTATATATATACCTGCTGAAGATGTGATCATTCCCTACGGGTCTAGTGGGGCTAGAACGGCTGAGCGTGTGACTCACGTTATGCGCAAGACAAAAAATGATGTACGCAAATTACAAGCAGCAGGATTCTATAGAGATGTAGATCTTGGTGAGCCGGTTGCTATTCATACTGACGTAGAGAAAAAGAAAGCCGAAGAGCAAGGCTACTCTTTGACTGATGATGATCGGTATCAGATCTATGAAGTGCAGATCGATTACGACATGCCTGGGTATGAAGATGAAGATGAAATCGCCTTACCTTACATTGTGTCGATAGATGCCGGAACGGGTAAGGTTTTATCTATCTATCGTAACTACGATGAAGAAGATGTGATGCGCTTGAAGCGTCAGCATATGGTGCAGTATGACTACGTTCCTGGGTTTGGTGCTTATGGATTTGGCTACATACATTTGATCGGTGGATATGCACGGGCCGGTACTTCACTGATCCGTCAGTTGATCGATGCTGGTACGTTGAGTAATCTACCCGGCGGTTTGAAGTCGCGTGGTTTGCGAGTGAAAGGTGACGATACACCAATCTCTCCTGGCGAGTTCAGAGATGTGGACGTTCCTAGTGGGTCGATCAAAGACAACATCATGGCTCTTCCTTATAAGGAACCGAGTCAAGTATTGGCTGGTCTGTTAGAGCGAATCACTGATGAAGGTCGAAGATTGGGATCTATTGCTGATATGAAGATCAGTGATATGAGTGCTAATTCTCCTGTGGGGACTACGTTAGCTATTCTTGAGCGGCAGTTAAAAACAATGTCTGCTGTGCAGGCCCGTGTGCATTTCTCAATGAAGCAGGAATTTAAAATCCTGAAAAATATCATTCGTGACTATGCTCCCAAAGAGTATGAATACGATCCTGAGAGCGGGAACAGAAAGGCTAAGCAAGAAGACTATGACATGGTGGAAGTAATTCCAGTGTCAGACCCCAACTCTGCAACGATGGCCCAGCGGATCATGCAGTATCAAGCGATCATTCAGTTGTCGCAGCAGGCTCCGCAGATATATAACTTGCCCCAGTTACATCGTCAGATGATTGAAGTGCTGGGAGTCAAAAATGCAGATAAGCTGGTTCCGACTAAGGACGATCAAAAGCCACGGGATCCGATCAGCGAGAACATGGCTTTCTTGAGAGGCGAACCCACAAAGGCGTTTATCTACCAAGATCAAGATGCGCACATCATGGCGCACCAATCGTTCATGCAAGACCCAATGATTGCAGCAACTATTGGTCAGAACCCAATGGCCCAACAGATGCAAGCTGCGATCATGGCGCACATCGCAGAACACTTGGCATTTAAATATCGCAAGGATGTTGAAGAGCAAGTTGGCGTTCCTTTGCCTAACCCTGATGCTGAGTTGCCAGAAGACGTTGAAGTGCAGTTGTCCCGCTTGGTGGCTCAAGGTTCTCAACAGCTTATGAAGATGAACCAAGCCAAAGGTCAACAGCAGCAAGCCGAGCAAGCCGCAAAAGATCCTCTAATTCAAATGCAACAAACTGAATTGGAGATCAAGAAGGCCGATGTGCAACGCAAGGTGCAAAAGGATCAGATTGATTCCCAGATTTCTATGCAGAAGTTGCAGCTTGAGAAAACAAGAATCGATGGAGACATTGCAAAAGAGATGAAGCGCATTCAATCCCAGGAGTTACAGACCAAAGCACGTATTCAGTCAGACATGACTATTCGGCAGTTGGAGTCAATGAAGGGTAAAGAGTAATGGATGTAAAACTGGCAGATGTTTTGAACAAAAAGATTCAAGAACACATTAATCAACATCTAGGAGTGCTGAGTGATGGCGTAGCTAAAGACTACGCTCATTACAAAGAGCTGTGCGGAGCAATCCGAGGTCTGCAAACCGCACAGATGGAAATCAATGACCTTGTGCGGAAACTAAAGGATGATGATGATGACTGAGTTTGATGTTCAAGCCGTAGATTTGTCGGGCATTTTGAATGCTTCGGCGGATGAAAAGGCAAAACAGGTGCCAGATCCAGCTACCTACCACTTGTTATGTGTCCTGCCGGACATTGATGAGGAGTATGACAGCGGTTTGGTGAAGGCAAATACCACTATGCACTATGAAGAGCTACTGTCACCAGTGCTTTTTGTCGTGAAAATGGGGCCAGATGCCTTCAAAGACGAAAAAAGGTTCCCTTCTGGGCCTTCCTGCAAGGTGGGAGACTTTGTGTTGGTTAGACCCAACACTGGTACTCGCATCAAAATCCACGGAAAAGAGTTCCGAATCATCAATGATGACTCTGTTGAAGCCGTTGTGCAAGATCCCCGTGGCGTAACACGGGCGTAAGGAGCAAAAATGGAAAAAACTGAGTACAAATTCCCTGATGAGGTCGACAAAAAGGCCAAAAAGGGTGATGAAGAGCAGGAAATTAACATTGAAATTGAAGCCGAGGGCGATTCCGAGGTAGAAATTGTCGATGACACGCCCAAAAACAGCAAAAAGATGGAGGAACCTCCTAAAGATGCTGATGAAGAGGAGCTTTCGCAGTACGGCGAGAAGGTCAGACGGCGCATTCAGCACCTACAAAAGGGCTATCATGAGGAAAAACGGCGTACCGAACAGGCTTTGAAGGAGAGAGAAGAAGCTATTCGGGTGGCTCAAACCATCGTAGAAGAGAACAAAAAGCTCAAAGGATCCCTCAATCAGGGGCAGAATGCTCTGTTGGAACAGGCCAAAAAGTCTGTTGCTGCGGAGATGGAAGACGCCCGCCGCAAGTACAAAGAAGCTTATGAAGCTGGGGATTCTGAAGCCTTGGTAGACGCGCAGGAGAATTTGACATCCACCAAGATAAAACTTGACCGGGTGAACAATTTCAAGCCTGCCTCTTTACAAGATGAAGAAACTTCGGTAACAATACCGCAAAGTTCGCCTCCCACGGATCCCAAAGCGGAAAAGTGGAGAGAAACGAACCTTTGGTTTGGGTCGGACGATGAGATGACTGGCTTTGCGCTTGTACTCCACAACAAGCTAGTCAAAAATGGAGTGGATCCGACTTCAGATGATTACTACGACAAAGTAAACAGTCGTATGCGCCAAGTGTTCCCAGATGCCTTCGAGTCTGAGGAGCCCGCTGAGAAGCCTGAAAAGGAAGAACGGCGAACCAAATCGAATGTGGTTGCGCCAGCAACGAGAAGCTCTTCCCCTAAAAAGGTCGTGCTAACTCAAACCCAAGTAAATATCGCCAAACGTCTAGGCGTTCCTTTGGAACTCTATGCGCGTAAGGTTGCGGAACAAATGAGGACTTAAAAATGACAGATGCAGTACAAACTCGCGCTAAGCGGGAAACCGAAAGCCGTGCAGAAGCAGAGCGCCCCCGTAAATGGTCGCCTCCCCAACTTCTACCTGATCCTCATCCAGAGGACGGGTATGCGTTCCGTTGGATCCGCTTAAGCACACTTGGTACTTCAGACACTCTGAATATTTCCTCGAAACTCCGTGAAGGATGGGAGCCAGTAAAAGCGTCAGAACACCCCGAAATTCGTTTGATGAGCGGACAAGCTAACCGCTTTCCAGACAGTATTGAGATTGGTGGATTGTTGCTTTGCAAAACCCCAGTGGAATTTACTGTAGACCGTGATGCGTATTTTGCCCAACAGGCAGATGCACAGATGGCCTCAGTGGATAACACCTACATGCGAGAAAGTGATCCTCGGATGCCTATGTTCAAAGAACGTAGCACCAAGGTCGTTTTTGGTAAAGGTCTTTAACTTTTTTGGAGCTTAAAACATGGCTTATCCCACTGTCTCAGCACCCTACGGCCTAAAGCCTGTCAATCGTATCGATGGCATGCCTTACGCAGGTGCTTTCCGACAGATTCCCGTTGCCGCCGCTTTTGCGACTGCTATCTTCTTTGGAGATACTGTTCAAATTGACAGCACCGGCTATCTGGTTCTCTCAACTGCCACTAACTCTGGCACTATTGTTGGCGTGTGCGTCGGCGGTCAATACGTGAATTCGAGCGGCCAAACCGTTCAAGGTCAGTATTTGCCTGCTTTGATCAGCACTTCGACCAATCTGGCTTATGCGTATGTGATTGATGACCCCATGGCACTTTTCAAAGTTGCTGTTGTGTCTTCTGGCACTACCATGAGTTCCGCTGGTCGTACCGTTGTCGGTTCCAACTTGGCTCTGGTTCTCAACGCTGGTAGCACTACCACTGGTGACTCTGCCTATGCCGTGACTTTGACCGGCGCTGGTACTACTGCCACCATTCCAATCCGTGTGATCGATGTTGTGCCTGAGACTGCTACCGCAGCTGACACTTACACCGAACTGTTGGTGAAAATCAACGCTCACCAATATAACAACACCACTGGTGTTTAAGGAGTAAGAAATGGCAATTTCACGCGCACAACTGCTCAAGGAACTGCTCCCTGGCCTGAACGCTTTGTTCGGTTTGGAGTACGCTAA